TACCTGATCCAGGAGTGGTACGGCTGGAACGGAACCCGCAACGAAGGCGTGCGGATGCTGGCCAGCGATGTCGCCCAGGGGGTCAAGGACCGGGAGGAGGACTGGGACCTGACCGCCCGCGTTCGCCCCGGCCCCGCTGACTCCGCGATCTATGACGTGGAGAACGGCAACAGCATCGCCGTGGATATGGAGAAGAAGGGCGTGCGCTGGACCCCCGCGGACAAGGGTCCGGGCTCCCGGAAGCAAGGTTGGGAGCAGATACGCAAAATGCTGAAGGGGGCCTGCCCTCCGCCCGGGGGCGGACTTCGGGAGACGCCCGGCATGTTCATCTTCGACTGGTGTCAGCAGACCCTGGAGACGCTGCCGGTGCTCCCCCGGGACGACCGGGACCTGGATGACGTAGACACGGACGCTGAGGACCACATCGGGGATGCTATGCGCTACAGGGTGAGGAAGAAGTTGCGTGGTGTCAAACAATCGGACATGTAAGCCTTGCCCGGGGGCTCCCTTCGGGCGATAATACTGCGAATGGGTAACGGGGAAGGCCGGAGAAGATCATGGCTGAATTGAACACCCCTGACGGGAAAGTACACGCAACGCTCAGGGCTACCCAGCGCCGTAGTCAATCAGCATAGGGGGTTCTTGTGAACCAACAAACGAAAGACCCGAAAAGCCCCGCCACGACCTCCGCCGCCTATGATATGATGGTCCCGCGCTGGCGGCTGATCGAGACGCTGCTGGGCGGGACCGAAGCCATGCGCTCCGCCCGTGAGGTGTACTTGCCCCGTCACTCGGAGGAGACGGACAAGGGCTATGAGGAACGCCTCAACAGCGCCGTCCTGCTCAACATGGTCAGTCAGACCCTGGACACCCTCAGCGGCAAGCCCTTCAGTGAGGACTTGAAGATGGATGACGTGCCGGAGATCATGGAGGGTTCCGTGCTGGATGACGTGGACCTCCAGGGGAACGACCTGGCGGTGTTCTGCCGCCGTTGGTTCCGGGAGGGCATGGCCAAAGCCTTCGCACACGTGCTCATCGACTTCCCCCGGCCCGCGCCCAGGGAGGACGGACAACCGCGCACGCTGGCGGACGATCGTGCGGAAGGCCTGCGCCCGTACTGGGTGATGATCAAGCCGGAGTGCCTGCTGTTCGCCCGCTCCGATCTAATCAACGGGGTTGAAGTCCTGCAGCACGTCCGCATCATGGAGACGTACACGGAGCCGGACGGCTTTGCGGAGGTGGAAAAGCAACGCATCCGGGTCCTGGAGCCCGGGCGGGTTCAACTCTGGGAGTGGGTGGGGGCGAAGGGGGGCAAGGAGGACTGGGCCGTGGTCGATGAGTGGCAGACCGGCCTGACCTACGTCCCGTTGGTCACGTTCTACGCTCAACGGGACGGCTTCATGCACGGGAAGCCCCCGCTGATGGACCTGGCTCACCTCAACGTGGCTCATTGGCAATCGACCTCCGACCAACGCCACATCCTCACCGTCACCCGCTTCCCGCTCCTGGCCTGCTCGGGGGCGTCCGGAGAAGATGGCGACCCCGTGGTCATTGGCCCGAACAAGGTGCTGTACAACCCGGACCCGGCGGGCCGGTTCTACTACGTGGAGCACGGCGGTCAGGCTATCAAGGCGGGCCGCGATGACCTCCACGACCTCGAAACCCAGATGGCGGGTTATGGGGCGGAGTTCTTGAAGAAGCGTCCGGGAGGAACGACGGCCACCGCCCGCGCCCTGGACAGCGCCGAAGCCTCCAGCGACCTGGCCGCGATGGTGGGCGTGTTCGAGGACGCCGTGGCCCAAGCCTTGTCCATCACCGCCGAATGGATGCGCCTGGGCTCCGAAGGCGGAAGCATCGAGCTGGTCAAGAACTTCTCCCTGGAGGAGAAGGACCCGGCGGGCCTGAACGCCCTCCAAGCCGCCCGCGACAAGCGGGACATCAGTCGCAAGTCCTACCTCGAAGCCCTGCGCATGCGCGGCATCCTTCCGGAGGACTTCGATGAGGAGGAGGACTGGAACGACCTCATGGAGGAGACCAGTCAAGCCATGGGCGCTGCGGGCCTGGACCTGGACCCTGTCCAGCGGCAAGACCCTGCCCGGGTTGTTGACGGGGAGGGCGAAGGTGGTGAAAATCCTGGAGGCGAGTCATGAACGTCTGGCAATTCTTGGGGCTTGGGCTCCTCCTGAGCATCGTCCTCGCCCCGTTGATCGGGGCGTGTATCCACTTCGGCACGAACGGACCCAAGCCTGAGCCGGAGGAACGCTGATGGCTTCTACTCACGACACCGTAGTGGTGTATATGAAGCGTGTCGCGGGGGGTTTCGAGGAGACCACCGCAACCCTCGCTGAAATTGGAGTAAGCCCGGAGGTTCATGACGGCATCCTGGCCCATATCGCCAAGCTCCAGAAGCTGTACGGCGTCCCGGATTGGGTGTTCAAGGGGGTGGCCTATACCCAAGGGCTCACCTCCGACTACGACAGCTTCACCAAACGTCTCACGTTTTCCACCAACGGGTTGGGTGGTACTTGGAAGGCTGCTGAGCAGACGGTGGGTGATCGCGGTTACTCGGTCACTGTGGGTGACCGCGGGCTGTCATCGCTGATTGACCACGAGTATGCGCATGCTGTCGATGCTCACATAAAACAGTCGTTGGATGACGACGGCTTTGCCGCTTGGAAAGCCGCAAAAGAGGACCTGCGCAAGCGGCTGGGCGATCCTAGTGAGTATTCAAAAAAGAACCTGGGGGAATGGTTCGCGGAGAGGTTCGCCTTGGAACAGGGCAGCGGGGCCGATCAACGCACCCTCCTCGTGGAGGGGGTCGGGAGGTTCCGCGAGGACTACCTGGGCGATAAGGGTATGCGGGAACGCCTCGCTGCCGCGGGCCGTTCCCCCGTCACCCAGACCGTCAACGAGGCATACAGGGATGCCGCGCTGCGCCACCAGATCGGCCTGCGCCGGTACACGGCGGGGCTGAACAAGCGCATCGCCGCCCTCCTGGAGAAGGCGGACGCGGAGCTGACGCAGAAGCTGAAGGAACGCTTGGCCCGGTTCGATGGCCGTGACCTGGACTACACCGGGGAGCGGTGGAAGGCCCTGCTGGCCGACATCAAGGAAGCCCGCGCCGCCGCGCTGGCGGAGGCCCGCGGCACAGTTCGCGGGGAGTTGGACCAGCTTGCGCCGATGGAAGCCGCCCGGGAAGCCTCCGTGCTTCAGTCCTCAATCCCGATTGAGGTCCATTTTGCCGCCGTGGCCGCGGACCAGCTTCGGGCTATCGTCTCCGCGCAGCCCTTTCAGGGCCGGTTGCTCAACGACTGGTTCAAAACCCTGGAGCAGGTGGACCAGCAGCGCCTTGTACAAGCCATTCAGCTCGGGATGACCCAGGGGGAACCTATTGACGACATCGTGCGCCGTGTCGTGGGCACCCGCAAGAACAACTACGCGGACGGCATCCTGTCGATGACCCGGCGGGACGCCCAAGCGATCGTCCGGACGGCGGTGAACCACGTGTCCAATACGGCCCGCAGCTACGTCTGGGACGCGAACAGCGATGTGATCACCGCCCGCATCTGGGTCAGTACCCTGGACGGGCGGACTTCCGCTGCTTGCCGCGCCCGGGACGGCCACGGGGCTCCGGTTGGGGACAACCCGCTGCCGGAGGGCGTCCCCCCGCTCCAGCCCCCGGACGCGAAGCCCCCGGCTCACGTCAACTGCCGCTCCACCATGGTGGCGTATATTGACGGGGTGGGGTTGGTGGGCAATCGACCTACGGTCACCGACACTCGCACTCGCAAAGCCCGTGAGACGGACTTCCGGGCGGAAGCGAAGGCCCGGGGCGTACCCATCCAGGACGTTCGGAAGGAGTGGGCGGAGAAGAACGTGGGCCGGGTTCCCGCCGCAACGACATATCAGGACTTCCTGTCAAGACAATCCAAGGAGTTCCAGGACGATGTTCTGGGCAAGACCAAGGGGGCCTTGTTCCGCAAGGGCGGGCTGACCGTGGACAACTTCGTGGACCGGGCCGGGAATGAGCTGACGCTGGAACAGCTGGCCGCTACCCGTCCGGAAGCCTTCCGCAAGGCAGGCCTTGACCCTGAAAAGTTCTGAGGCTACAATATGACGGTGCGTGACGCACAACACGGGCGGGTGATCCGCTGATACTTGAGGATACAATCATGGAATTTGACTTCACTCCAGTCGACAGCATCGACAAGGTCCCCGAACAGTTCCGGGGTATCTACAAACAGGGTGATGATGGCAAGTTCGCGCCGGATGAAGCGTACAAGGGCATTGTGGAGGCCGTGACCGGCCTGAACCGCTCCCTGAAGGCCGCCCGCGCGGAAGCGAAGGCGAAAACCCCCGTGGACCTGAGCCCGCTGGCCGACTTCGGCAAGACCCCGGAGGAAATCAAGGCCGGTATCCAGACCAAGATCAAGGAACTCCAGGACCAGCTGGCCGCCGGGGGCGAAGCGAAGCTGAACCTGGACAAGGTCCGCTCCGACCTGGCCGCCGCCCACGCCAAGGAGCTGGAGAAGAACAACGCCCGCGCCACCGCCCTCCAGAACCAACTGTATGGGCTGCTGGTCGAGAACGCTGCCACCGCCGCCGTGGCGGAGCTGAAGGGTGTCCCGGAACTCCTACTGCCCTTCATCAAGAACCAGGTGAAAGTGGTGGAGCAGGACGGTGAATTCAAGGTGTTCGTGGTGGACGGGGCCGGTGATCAACGCTACTCGGGCGTGACCGGCCAGCCCATGACCATCAAGGAACTGGTGGCGGAAATGAAGGCCAACGAGAAGTTTGGCCGCCTGTTCGAGTCGGAAGCCCCGGCGGGCGGGGGTATGCCGCCCCGCGGTGGCGCTCAGCCTCCGCGCCAGCAAGGCAAGGTCCTGTCGGCCAACGAAAAGATCGCCGCAGGCCTAGCCAAGGGCAACTTCCGCCGGGGCCGCTGATCCCACGAGGGATGCCGGAACGCGCCCCGGCTTCCCTTGTCGGAAAATTGGCGTTATACTTCCGACACTTTTGGTGAAAAGCCAAATGCGAGGGCCAGCAGGAGTGATTCCGGGGCCGCAGCGAACTCCGCGTGACGCGGGACGGGGCTGAAACCTACTGAATCAACAACCTCTCAATGGAGAAACCATCATGGCTTCTGTGACCCTTGCTGAATCGGCCAAACTGGCCCAGGACGAACTGGTTGCCGGTGTGATCGAGAATATCATCACGGTCAACCGCATGTTCGATGTCCTCCCCTTCGATGGTATTGAAGGCAACAGCCTGGCCTACAACCGTGAGAACGTCCTCGGTGACGTGATCCTGGCCGGTGTCGGCACGACCTTCTCTGGTGCTTCCGCCGGTAAGGCCGCTGCGACCTTCACCAAGGTCAACTCGAACCTCACCACGATCATGGGTGACGCGGAAGTGAACGGCCTGATCCAGGCCACCCGATCCGGTGACGGCAACGACCAGACCGCCACGCAGATCGCCTCCAAGGCGAAGTCCGCTGGTCGCAAGTTCCAGGACCAGCTGATCAACGGCACCGGCACCGGCAACGAGTTCGCGGGCCTGATCCAGCTGTGCGCCTCCGGCCAGAAGGCCACGACCGGCACCAACGGTTCCAACCTGTCCTTCGACATCCTGGACCAACTGCTGGACCTGGTGGTGGACAAGGACGGAGCGGTGGACTACATCACCATGCCGGCCCGTACCCTGCGCAGCTACAAGGCACTGCTCCGCGCCCTGGGCGGTGCCTCGGTGAACGAGGTGGTGGAGCTGCCCAGCGGTGCCGAAGTCCCCGCCTACAGCATGGTGCCGATCTTCCGCAACGATTACATCCCGGTCAACCAAACCAAGGGTTTAGGCATCAACTGCACTACGATCTTCGCAGGCACGTTGGATGATGGTTCCCGCACCCACGGCATTGCCGGTCTGACCGCCGCGAACGCCTCCGGTATCCAAGTTGTGGACGTGGGTGAAGCGGAGGACGCTGACGAGCACATCTGGCGCGTCAAGTGGTACTGCGGCCTGGCGCTGTTCAGTGAGAAGGGCCTTGCCGCTGCCGACGGCATCCTGAACTGACGCCCGGGTCCTCCTCCCGGAGGGCTTGAGCCTCAGCCGGAGGGCGGACGGGTCACTGAGACTTGTCCGCCCTTTTTTTGTTCAACAACCTGGAGCCCGTACATGTCAACTGTCAAAACCACCTTTGTCCTCACCGGCCCCCTCGCAGGCCAAACCGTCAACCTGGGCAGCTTGCCATACCGCTTCGCGGAGGGCCGCACCACGATCATCGCCCCGGTGGAGGAGATGCCCCTGCACGCCCAGTTCCTCGAACGCAACTGGCAGGCCTACCCGGAAGGACACGAGGGCCTGCGGGGTATTCAAGGCGACCTTCCGCCCAACGGGGAGGGAACTGCGCCCGGTGAACTGGCTCCCGAAGGGGACGGACAAGCACCCCAGCTGAACGAGAAGTTGCAGAAGGCTGTCCTGGGCCTAGACCCGGAGGACGATAGCCATTGGACGAAGGACGGCAAGCCCGCGATGACCGCCGCGGAGAAGTTGTATGGCTCCTCTGGCCTGACCCGCGCTGACGTGGAAGCCGCCGCCCCGGGCTTCACCCGTGAGAAGGCGAAGGCCGCTGCCGGGTCCCCCGACTGACCGGAAGGAGATGAACGATGAAAGCCGCAACTCACAAGGGCGGGGTCTGAAGTGCTTCCCCCACCCGCGCCGCTGCTCCTCCTGGGCGTCCTGCTGTTATCGGCGGGGTTCCTGGGGGGTTCCCTGGGTTGGACGGGGAAAGCACCAGCGGGCAATCCGCGGTTGTGTCCCCCAATTCACAGGAGCTGAATGATGTACGTCCTGAGCAAGAAGTCCTTGGACCGTCTCACCGGAGTCCACCCCGACCTGGTGCGTGTCGTGAAGCGGGCCCTTGAAATCACCACCGTGGACTTCGCGGTGCTGGAGGGCGTCCGCTCGAAGGCCCGCCAGGAGCAGCTGGTGAAGGCCGGAGCCTCCCAGACCCTGAACAGCCGCCACCTCACCGGCCACGCCGTGGACCTCGGGGCATACGTCTCGGGCTCCGTGCGTTGGGACTGGCCCCTGTATTACAAGATCGCGGACGCCGTGAAGCAAGCCTCCGCTGAGTTGGGCGTCCCGATCGAATGGGGCGGAGACTGGCAGAAGTTCAAGGACGGCCCGCACTTCCAACTGCCCCGCAAGGAGTACCCGGCATGAAACAAGTGCTTGTGGACAACTGGAAGAACGCCTGGAAATGGTTGAGCGTCCAACTGGCCGTCCTCCTGGTGGTTCTGGATGTCCTGGCGGAAAGCCTCCCTGCGGTGGCCGCTTACCTTCCCGAAGGTTGGGTGAAGTGGCTGGGCCTTGCGATCATCGTGGGACGGGTCCTGAACCAGACCCGCGCCGCCCAAACGACCGGGAGCCGCTGACATGGGCCTGACCGTTCAAGACAACAACGGCTCGGTGGCGGGGGCGAACGCCTACATCACGGTGGAGGAGTTCAAGACCTACCACACCGACCGGGGCAACGCCTTCTCCTCCTTCACGGACCCGCAGATTGCGTCCGCGATCGTCCGCGCCACCGACTACTTGGACCAGCGTTTCAGCTTCGTGGGCCAGCGCCTCCAAGGCCGGGACCAGTCCACGGAGTGGCCCCGGTACGGTGCCCGTGGCCGTGACGGCTACGCCATCAACGGCATCCCCGTGGAGGTGAAGGAAGCCGTGGCGGAGTACGCCCTGCGCGCACTGAGTGCCGCCCTGAATCCCGATCCGGAGCGGGGCGGAACCGGGGCCGCTATCGCCGCGAAGTCCGAAAGCGTGGGACCCATCAGTGAGTCCGTCACCTACGTCTCGGGCTCCGTGTTCACCCTGCCCAAGTACCCGGCAGCGGACCAGCGCCTGATCAAGGCGGGCCTGACGCGGACCGGCGGAACGGTGCTGAGGGGCTGACGACATGGCACGGTTTGACTCCGCTATCGCACTGGCCCAGCGCCTGATCACGAAGAACGGCCAGGCCGTGACCCTGCGCAGCTTCTCCGCCGGAGCCGCCCCCGATCCGGCCAAGCCTTGGAAGCCGGGGACGAACACGCCCGTGGACCAACCGGCGGTGGCCGTGTTCCTGGGCTATGAACAAAGGTACGTGGATGGGGACACCGTGCGGACGGGTGACCAGCGGGTGTTCGTGTCCGCCTCCGGTCTGGCTTCCGCTCCGGAGGTCGAAGGCCTGGTGCTTCGGGGTTCGGAGCAGTGGAAGATCGTCACGATCAAGCCCCTGAACCCAAACGGCCAACCGATCATGTATGAATTGCAGGTGCGCCAATGACCCTCCCGACCTTCGACAGCGCCCGCGATGAAATCCTGGGACTGTTCAACAGCTACTGGACGGCCCAGACGCCCGCCCTCAACGGGGGGCAGGCCGTCCGCGTGGAGTGGCCCGGAGTGGACGCGGGGGGCCCGCCCTCCGCTTCGGAGGCTTGGGCACGGATCGCGGTGCGCCACGGGACTTCCCGCCAGGGGACCTTCGGCCCCCCGGGCCAGCGCCGCTTCCTGCGTCTCGGTTTGATCACCGTACAGCTTTTCACCCCGCTGGCCGCTGGGGGCGGGTTGTCTTTTGCGGAAAAACTCGGGATAATCGCCCGGGACGCCTTTGAAGGGCGAAGCACGGACAGCGGCATTTGGTTCCGCAACGCCCGCCTACAGGAAGTGGGACCGGACGGGGAGTGGTACCAGATGAACATGACCCTGGAGTTCCAATATGACGAGGTTCGATGAGAACCTCAACGCCCTTTGACAGGAGAAAATCATGGCAAACAAAATCGACTCGAATGTGACCGGCCTCCGCTATGCGGAGGAGGACAGCATCAAGACCCTTCCGGCTTCGCCGGTCTGGCATCCGCTGGAGCCCAACAGCTACAAGGACTTTGGTGGTCAGACCACGCTGATGGCCCGCAACCCCATCAACGCCTCCCGCCAGCGCAAGAAGGGCGTGATCACTGACCTGGACGCCTCGGGTGGTTTTGTTCAGGACCTGACCCAGAATAACCTGACCCGCCTTCTCCAGGGCTTCTTCTTTGCTTCGATGCGCGAAAAGACCACCAACCTTCCGCTCAACGGCACCGCCATTCCCTTCTCCGGGGTCACAGGCACCACAAAAACCTACACCCTGGGCTCCGGTACGCTGGGCAGTAGTTTTGTTGCTGGTGACTTGGTCCTCATGTCGGGCTTCAACCAGTCCGCGAACAACGGCCTGAAGAACGTGGCCAGCTCCACGGCCACTACCATCGTGGTGACGCAGACCGCCGTGGACGAGACGCCCGCCGCCTCCGCGAAGGTTCGGAAGGTTGGCATTCAACTCGGTTCCGCTGAATTCAACATTGACGTGACCGCCAGCTACCCGCGCCTGGTCCGGGCTTCGGGGACGAAGGACCTCACGACCCTGGGCTTGATCCCGGGCGAATGGGTATTCATCGGGGGCGACTCGGCAGCGACCAAGTTCACGATTGCGGCCAACAACGGCTTCGCCCGCGTCCGCGCCGTGGCTGCGACCTACCTGGAATTTGACAAGACCGCTTCGACCATGACGGCGGAAACCGGGACGGGCAAGACCATTCAGCTGTTCTTCGGCAACGTCCTGCGCAACGAGAAGGACCCCGCCCTGATCAAGCAGCGCAGCTACCAGTTGGAACGGACCCTGGGCCAGGACGCGAACGGGACCATGTCCGAATACCTGCTGGGCGCTGTCCCGAACGAACTGAGCATGTCCATCAAGCAGGCCGACAAGATCACGGTTGACCTGTCTTTTGTCGCCGTGGATCATGAGCAGCGGGACGGAACGACCGGGGTGAAGGCGGGAACCCGTCCGGACAACGTGGACGCCCCCGCGTTCAACACCTCCTCGGACTTCAGCCGCATCAAGATGCACCTGATCACCGCCGGGAACACGAACCCCAACCCGTTGTTCGCCTTCCTGACGGAGCTGGAGATCACCATCAACAACAACGTGTCGCCCAACAAGGCCGTGGCCGTCCTCGGAGCCTTCGACGTGAGCGCCGGAACCTTCGAGGTGGGCGGCAACGTCACCGCCTACTTCGCGGACATCGCCGCCGTCCAAGCCGTTCGCAACAACGCGGACGTGGCCCTGGACCTGGCCGTTGTGAAGGCGAACGCGGGCCTGGTGTTTGACATCCCGCTCATCTCCTTGGGCGACGGACGCCTGAACGTGGAGCAGGACAACCCGATCACCCTGCCCCTCTCGGTGGAGGCCGCTGAAAGCACGTTTGGCTATACGTTGCTGATGAATGAATTCCCTTACCTTCCGTCACTCGCGGACGTATAATCAAACGGGCGGGGCTCCGGCCCCGCTTCCTTGACCCCACCATTCGGAGAAACAGAGAATGAGCCTGTACAAGCAGTTCAAGACCGACGAAGCCCTGGAGACGGACGGCATTTGGATCGAATACGGCACCACGGACGCGGGCCAACCGATCCGCATCAAGATTGCCCGCGCCGGTGGTCGCAACACCGCCTTCTCGAAGGCCCTGGAACGCGCCACCCGCCCGTACCGCAAGGCAATCCAGACCGGCACGCTGGACAATAAGACCGCCGACAACCTGTACAAGGACGTGTTCGCGGAAACCGTTGTGCTGGGCTGGACCAACGTGGAGGACCAGGACGGCCAGCCGATGGAGTTCAAGAAGGAGAACGTGGTCAAGCTGTTCGATGACCTTCCCGACCTGTTCAACGACCTCCGCGAACAAGCTGCCAACGTGGCGCTGTTCCGCGAAGAAGTCCTGGAGAATGACTTGGGAAACTCTGGCAAGTCCTCTGCTACGGGTTCGAGCAAGGGCCGGTAGAACAAAAGATCATCGAGCAGTGTATGCGGTTCGGGCTACCTCTGCCCGATCGCATCCAGAACGCTCCGGAGCTGAACCTTGGGCTTGAGCTGTTTTACATCGGGTTTCTGGAGTTGACGTCATGTAGGCAAGTGGGCATGGGCATCGGCCCAATCACCAACCTGTCCATGATGGACTACTGCGACCGGAACGGTATTGTGGGCGAGCAGCGGGAGGACTTCCTGTGGGTACTCCCCCGGCTTGACCATAAGTACCTTGAGTGGAGTGCCGCCCATGCCAAGTCTAAGTGATTTCAGCCGCCGCATCACCGTTCGAGGACGCGGGATTGCGGAGAACACCGACCGATTGGTGCGCAGGGTTGCCCTTGCCGCCGATCAAGCCGTTGTGATGGGCACCCCGGTGGATACGGGGCGGGCCCGTTCCAACTGGATTGCCCAGATTGGTTCCGCGCCCTCCGGAACCGTTGAGCCCTACGCGCCCGGAGAAGCCGGGAGCACTACCGGGGCAAACTCCCAAGCCGCTATGGACCAAGCTGAAGCGGTCATATCCGGGTACAATAACGGACAGGAGATCCATATCACCAACAACCTCCCGTATATCCAGCGCCTGAATGACGGGTACTCCGCCCAGGCCCCCGCGAACTTCGTGGAGCAGGCAGTGGCGGAGGCAGCACGGGTTGTCCAGTTCGGGCGTATTGTTGACGGGGGCACTTGATGGCTACTGAACGCATCGACATAGTCATCACTGAACGAGGTTCCCGGGTTGTTCAGCGGAACCTCCAGGACATCGGAGGGACGGCCCGTGCCGCTTCGGGCGGGGTAGACTTCTTGAAACAGGCACTGGTGGGCTTGAGTGCCGCGCTGTCCGTTCAGGAGCTGGTCCGACTTCTGGACACCTACACCAACCTGCAGAACCGCCTCCGCGCCGCGGGCCTGGAGGGCCAGAAACTCGGGGCCGTGTACCAACAGTTGCTGGACGTGGCGAACGCTACCCGCGCCAGTCTGGAGGGGACGGTGGAGGCATACTCTCGGGTGGCGGGAGCCGCGAAGGACCTGGGCATCAGCCAGCGCCAGCTCATTGACTTCACCCGAAGCCTGAACCAGGCCATTGCGCTTTCAGGGGCCTCCGCCACGGAGGCCCAGGCCGCGCTGATCCAGCTGGCTCAGGGCCTTGCGTCCGGAACCCTTCGAGGGGACGAACTCAACAGCGTGATGGAGCAAACCCCCATCGTGGCGGACGTTATCGCCAAAGAACTCCAAGTGACTCGGGGAGCCCTCCGGAAGATGGGGGAGGACGGCAAGATCACCGCTGACATCGTCCTCCGCGCTTTCAAGAACGCCCGGAGTGAGCTGGAGGAACGATTCAACAAGACCGTTCCGACCATCAGCCAGTCCTTCCAGGTCCTGAAGAACAACGTCACTGACCTAATTGGCAAAATGGACGAAGGCACCGGCATCTCCGGGGTCTTGTCCCAGGCCCTGATGTTGGTGGCCCGGAACCTGGAGACGATCACGAAGGCCGCGATTGCCGCCGCCTCCGGCTTCCTGCTGTTCCGGGGAGCCGCCCTTGCGGTCAACCTGGCCACTACGGCGGTTCAAGCCCTGACGGTTGCGATTGCGTCCAACCCCATTGGTTTTCTGCTGGCGGTGCTCACCGCCGCGATCACGGCACTCACCCTATTCCGGGACCAAATTAACCTGGGCGTGGATGACATCACGACTCTGGGCGACCTTATGCGGGCCTTTGCGGAGACGGTGGGTGCCGCCTTTACCCGCGTTTGGCAATGGGCCCAGCAGACCTTCGGACCGCTGGCGACCCTAATTCAGGACTGGGTTGGGCAGATGGACTTCAGCCTCATCGGGGTCCTCCGGGGCGTGGCCAGTGTCGTGGATGGGTTCGTGGGGGCCTGGCGGGGGGCATTCAACGTCATAGTCACCCTGTTCCGGAGCCTCCCGGGCGTCCTAGCCGACTTGATGACCCAGGCCCTGAATGCGGTTCTGGGCAAAATCGGTACGTTTGTCAACACCTCCGGGGAACTCTTGAGCCCGTTGACGGAGTTCGTGGGGCTGGGCAAGATTGCCGCCGTGGACCTCAAGCTGACGAACGAGAACGCCGGGGCCGCCGCCCAACTCGGAACCGACCTGGGCAATGCCTTCTCGGAAGGTTGGAACAGCTCGAACTTCGCCCGGAACGCCTTGGACGGGCTCACCGCCCGTGCCCGGGAGATTGCGAAGGAGCGGACGAGAGCCGCCCCCGCCGTTGATCTGGACACGAAGGGCAAGCGCACGGCCCCGATGACGGACCCGGAGAAGCTGAAGAAGCAGCAGAAGAAGCTGAGGGACGAGCTGAAGAAGCTGAAGGACGAGCTATCTGCTGTCGTGGGCAAGTATGATAGTGTGTGGGCCGCCCAGGAGGAGGTCCGGAAGTCCACCGACATCCTGAACAAGTCCGTGGCCGCTGGTCTGATCACCCGAACTCGGGCGAACGAGGTCATTGCGCTCATGAACCAGCAGCTGCGCGACCAGCTGGACCCGCTCGGGGCCGTGAACCGGGAGCTGAACGACCAGCAACGCCTCCTCGGGCTATCCGCCGACGCCCGTGAGATTGAGTCGCAGGTAATGTCGATTGAGAAGGACCTGCGCCAGCAGGGGGTGAACCTCAGCAAGGAGGAACTGCGCCAGCTGCGCGAACGCCTTACCCTGATCCAAGCGGAGACGAAGGCCGCAGAAGCCCGGAACCGGGTGATGGAGGCCGTCCTGGGTCCGCAGAAGGAGTTTGCCCAGGACCTCCAGGCCCTGAACGCCCTCCTGAAGTCGGGAGCGATCACCCAACAGCAGGCCAACAGCTACCTTGTTCAGTCGCAGCAGGACTTGTTCGCTGGGACCTCCGCCGCCCAGGACGCAATGGTGGCGCAGTACCAGCAGACCTTTGACCGCATCAACCAGCTGCGCCAAGCGGACCTCATCAGCGAGACGCAAGCCAACCAGATGCGCCAGCAACAAGCGACACAGATGGCTCGGGACCTGCTGAACCTCCAACTCCAGATGGCCCAGACCCGACTGGAGATAGGTTCTGGGACCTGGGCGGACGCCGCGCTGGTCAGTCTGGGCCGGGTTCAAGACGGCTTCACCACCTTCGAGGCCGGAGCAACCCAAGCCCTGGGCAACTTCTTCACCTCCTTCACGGACGGCTTTGCCAACTCGGTGGGCCGCGCCATCGTGTACTCGGAGAACCTGGGGGACGCCCTGGGCAACGTGGCACGGGAAGCGGTGGCCGGGCTTATCTCCGCGCTGGTGAAGCTCGGGATTCAATGGTTGGCCAACGCCGCCCTGGGTCATTCGCTGGCCGGAACTGCGCAGGCGGCATCCGTTGCGATGTCGGCAGCTACGGGTACAGCGATTGCCGCCGCCTACGCTCCTGCTGCCGCTATGGCGTCCCTGGCGTCCTTCGGGGCCAACGCCGCGCCCGCCATGTCCGCGATCACCGCAACGACCGCCTTGAGCGAATCCCTAGCCCTGGCCTCCTTGGCGGGCTTCAAGGAAGGGGGTTACACGGGCGAAGGCGGGGTGAACCAAGTCATGGGCGTGGTCCACGGCAAGGAGTTCGTGATGAATGCCCAGGCCACCGCCGCCAACCGTCCGCTCCTCGAAGCGATGAACCGGGGAGCCGCCGTGACTCCCGGATCGGGCGGGGCTCCGGTCAATATCAGCATTGAGAACTACGGCACCAGCAAAGACTTTGAGGTGCAGCGCCTGGCTGAGGGGGACATCCGCATCATCGCCCGTGATGAGGCCAGGTCGGTTATCCGGAACGAAGCCCCGTCAGTCATCTCCGCTGAAATCAGCAACCCCAACAGTACCGTCTCGAAGTCCCTGGCCCGGAACACGAGCACGCAACGGAGACGCTAAATGGATAAGTTCCAACTGCCGCCGGACAGCGCAGCATACACCGTAGTGGACGGCAAGGAAGTTGTCGCCGTGCAGCTGGACGGCGGAGCCGCCCGCTACCGCCGGGACATCCTCAACGCCAACTCGAAGGTCACTTGCCAGTGGACCTTCGACCGCGATGAATACCAGTATATGCGCGCCTTCTACCGGACCGCAACCAGCAACGGTTCCCTCCCGTTCTTGATCGACCTTGCGCTGGATGACCCCGCGCTGACGGAGCACCAAGCCTACTTCGTCCCGGGCTCCATGTCCCTTCGAGAACAGCGGGGCCTTATGTACGTGGTGGCTGCGGAGCTGGACGTGAAGCCGATCCCGCGTGACCAGGCCCATGACGAGTGCTTGGTGATGATCTGGAGCAACTACGCTCCGGAGCCCGCCCTGTTCCTGAATCAACTTGAGCAGCTGGTGAACGTCCAGCTGCCGGAGACTTGGTGATGAGCGCATACAGTGAGTTCTTCCTCAACTCCAAGTCCTCCGTTGTCCAGCTGGAGTTGGTTGAAATCAGCCACCCGAACTTCACCAAGGTGTATCGGGTGGTGCGCAACGCCGTCCAGGGCGTCACCGTGAAGTTGGAAACCGGAGCCAACGCCACTTTTGACTACTACCCACTGCGGATCGAAAACAATGGGGACCGCGATGACCTGGACCAGTCCTTCACGTTCACCCTCGGAGACTTGGGCGATGTCCTCCCGAAGGAGCTGGATGCTGTCGCATTGGGCAACGGGTTCGCGGAGAAGCCCAAGGTGGTGTACCGCACTTACCGCTCAGATGATCTGAACCGTCCGCTGTTCGGTCCGGTGAACCTTGAGGTGGAGTCTTTTGCCTTCAATCGGGACGGCTCCACGTTCACCGCCAAGGCCCCTTCCCTGAACTTGAACAAGACCGGGGAAACCTACACCTTGGAACGGTTCCCGATGCTTCGGGGGTTCCTATGAGTCTTGATTCCTTCTTCGAGCGGCAGTACAATCGGGACACGTACAACTGCGCACACTTCGCCTGCGAGGTCTGGGAACACCTCACGGGCCAGGACATACGGGAGGTGATGGTGGGCTTCTTGCAACACCCCAAAGAACGATACGCGGACCACGCCTTGCGCCGGAGGTTCCGGAAGCTGGATGCCCCGGAAAGCCCCTGTCTGGTCCTGATGCAGCGCCCCCGATCGGTTCCACACGCGGGGGTGTACGTTCGGGGCAAGATCATTCACATTCACGAACGGGGCGTGGAGTTCCTACCCCCTGACGTGGCCACCCGGGGGTTCACCCGCATAGGATACTACAAATGCTGAAACGAGTCACGCTTGCCCGAAACCCACTGGAGCCAGATACCTGGACCCACCACGATGTGGAGGACGTGCGGGACTTCCTGATGGCGGAGTTCGAGGAGTGGCCCAGCACGGCCCGTATCTACCACGAACGAGTCAGCAGTGGTCATGACGTCACCCCAGCGGACGAAGCCGGGATTGAGCGCCTGGGGGAACTCTCGGGCCCGTTCTATGTCGTGGTGTATCCGGCGGACCCCGTGACCATCATCATCGCCGTGGTGGCCGTGGTAGTGGTTGCCGCTGTGGTCCTTCCGGCCCTTGTGAGGCCGCCCAACCCCGCGCTGCGCAACACGCAGACCAGCTCCCCAAACAACTCTTTGTCTGAGCGGATCAACTCCCCGCGCCCCCTGGCCCGCATTCCGGACATCTTCGGAACCGTCCGATGCACCCCCGACCTACTGGCCACGCCATACACGGTGTTCCAGGACCACGAGGAGGTCGAACACGCATACATGTGTATTGGGCGTGGAGCCTTCGAGGTCAGTGACGTTCGGGACGACAACACCCTAGCGTTGGACATTCCCGGAACCTCCGTGGAAGTCTACGGGCCCAACACCTCCCCGAACTCCGGAAGCCCGCCGCAGCTCCGCATCGGAACCGCGATCAACACCCAGGTGTACAACGTCTCCCGCTCGAACGCGATCAACGGCCAGGTCCTTCGTCCCCCGAATGACCAGAAAATCTGGGCCGCCCGCAACGTATACTTCCAAACCCCAAACTTGATCAAGTCCTCCGCCTTCGACTTCACGGACAAGTTCGCCGCAGGTGACATGCTGTACGTCTCCGAAGCCTCCGTGTACCAGACCTACATCAACCGGACGGAAACCCTCTATGCCTACAACGACGGCTTCCGCTTCGCCATCCCCGGCAGCACGCTTCCTTCGGAGTACGCAGCGGGGGTGGAGGTCCAGCTAACGGGGGCCGTGTTCAGCGTCACCGATCCGGACGGCTTCTGGTCCGGCAGCTATGACCTGAGCGGGGGGTACACTATTGCCTCGAAGTCCTTGGAGACGGTGTATGACCCAGGAACAAGTACCACGACATACTACTGCCGGGTGGTCCTCAACTCCCCAGGCAGCATAAATCCGAACTGGAACAGCGTCCCGCAAGGGGCGGACGCCCCCGCGGGCCTTCGACTCTCCAGCGGGGTGGAACTGTATAACCTCAACGGCACCTACACGGTACTGTCCGTGGCGGATGATACGATCACTCTGTCCAACCCTGCCGCCGTGAATCCGGCCTGGGGTACGATCACGGCCACTCCGAACCTGAGCCCGGTCCTCTACACCACCGGCTCGAAGTGGGTGGGGCCGTTCATCCTCGACAAGACGGATACGAGCCGCGTGGTGGCCAACTTCGTTGCGGCCAACGGCCTATACAAGGACGACGGACGAAACCAGGTGCGCTTCGATGTTACGCTGGAGCTGGAAATCACGCCGATTAACGCGGACGGCTCCGTGCGCGGAGCGGTCCAGACCGCCCAGGCAACGGTGGAGGGTTCCGCCACCTACCGCAGCACGCGGGCAGTCACCCTGGACGTTAGTGTGGACAACCCAGGCCGCGTGCGCGTACGGGCACGCCGCGTGACGAATGCTGACCTGGCCTTCGAGGGTTCGGTGGTCGATGAGGTCAAGTGGCGGGACGTGTACGCGATGTCCCCCGCGGGCCGGACGGACTTCGGGAACGTGACCACGGTCCAGGCCGTGACCTACGCCACCGCCGGAGCCCTGGCCCTAAAGGAGCGGAAGCTGAACATGCTGGTGAGCCGGAAGCTATCCGTGAAGCCCACGAAGAAGTTCACGCTGGACCCGACCTCCGATGGCTGGGCGGGCGGAACCTCCGACGGAACAGGCTTGACGATAGCCACGCCGGGGGCTCGGGTTCCCCTTCATCAAATCATCTCCGGACAAAGTATCACCGTGACCTTCACGATTGCCCCCGGGGCCTCCCTCAACGGGCCAGCCTTCGGGCTTTGGGACGGGGACGAGAATGTTTGGGCGTCTGCCACTTATGAGTACACGGCCCCTGGGACATACACCCGGACGTTCGCGGCTACCCGGACCACGGACAACGCGTGGCTCCGGTTCCACCTCCCGACCGCCGACAACTCCATGAAGCTGACGGCCCTGGAGGTCACTGAGGCGTCCTATTACACCACTACGCTATACCCGACGAACCGCGCTGACGACATCTTCCGCGCCGTATGCCTGGACCCGTACCTGGGCAACCGCCCGTCCACCGAAGTTGACCTGCCCAACCTCTACTCCACCCAGAAGGAGGTCCGGGACTACTTCGGAACGGAGGCCGCCGGGGAGTTCTGCTACACCTTCGACTCGGACAATCTTAGCTTCGAGGAGACGGCCCAAATCATCGCCAACGCGACCTTCTGCGTGGCGTACCGCCGGGGCTCCTTGATCAAGATGAAGTTCGAGAAGGAGACCACCGATAGCATGCTGCTATTCAACCACCGCAACAAGCTACCGGGCTCCGAAGTCCGCACGGTTCGGTTCGGGAACCAGAACAATTATGACGGGGTCAGTCTCAGCTACGTCTCCCCGGACGATGACGCCCTGATCACCTACTACATCCCGGAGGACCGCAGTGCGGTGAACCCGCAGGAAATCGAGACGCTGGGCGTGCGCAACGGGCTCCAGGCCTACCTCCACGCATGGAGGGCCTGGAACAAAATCCGCTACCAGAACACCATCACGGAGTTCACCGCCACGCAGGAAGCGGACTTGCTCATCAACGCGGACCGTATCCTGGTGGCTGACAATACCCGTTCGGAGACGCAAGATGGGGAAGTGGTGGCCCAGAACGTCCTTGAGCTAACGCTGTCTCAGCCCGTGACCTTCGCCTCCGGAGTCACGTACAACATCTTCCTCCAGCACGTGGACGGGACGGTGGAAAGCCTGAGCGTGTCGGCAACAGCCGATCCGTACAAGGTGGTGCTGGCGCAAGCTCCGCGCCTCCCGCTGGCACTTGAGGACGGGCTTTTTGCTCGCACCTCGTTTATACTTATCGGCAACAATGAACCCCGGGGCAGCGCCTTCCTCATCGCGGAGAAGGAGCCCCAGACCAACTTCACGTCCACCGTCCGGGCCTACAACTATGACTCCCGGTACTATGGTCAGGACAAAGACTACCTCAACGGGGTGGTGAACTCCGATGGAACCCGCTTGTAAAGGAGAATGAAATGGCAGTGATCACGAAGCAGGAACTGGAGGACGCCGCAGCGGACGCCTTCGCGCTGGAACGCATTGTCAACGGTTCGGCAACGGAGAACGGCACCGGATTGGTTACCACCCGACTTGGACAACAAGTCAAGACTGCTGCAAAGATAGCCTCTGAATTGGCCAACGCGGACATTGGGGGTAGTGCCGTTGCTCAAATAAATCAGAAAATTGATCAAGAAGTCCTGGACCGACAGGCGGGGGACAGCAGCGTGGTGGCCTTGGGTCGATTGGCCCGGAACTCCGGGGCGGACTACCCGTTGAAGCAGATGGTGCGCGACGGCATCACCTCCAACGCCAGCAGCGTTTGGAACAATACACTGCTGGATATTCAAGTCATCGGTGCCCGCCCGGGGAAATACTACCAGGTGTCCTATATGCAGAACGGAGCCAGCGTGTTAGGAGACACCAAGTATGACTGGATGATCCGTGAGTTTGATGCCGCAACCTTTGCTACCAACGCGGGGTCCGGTATTGCTGTGACCAGCTACTCGGACGCCTCACAGCCTCAATTAAACCCAACCAGTGGGATTCAGACGTTGGTTTTGGAGTCCAGTTACTACGATTATGGACCCACCCTGAAGATCATCCTCACCATCGACCCCTCTGGGCTTCCCGCCTTCGGAACTCCGGTGAATAGTTATGACATTAACACGCGGGAGGCCTGGAGCTGGATCATTGACCCGTCTTGTTATCGCCCTGTAGGTGCTATCAATTCCTTGAATATCAACCAAGGTAATTCCTACCCGTTGCGTCAAATGACCCGGAACGGAGTCACCTCGGGAGGTAATACGTTCTTGCGGGACGCCGTTTTGGACGTGCGTGTGGAGAATGCACAGCCCGGGTTCTATTACTCCATCAACTATTTCAAAAACGGTACAACTCTAGTTTCCGGAAGTCCGGACGGCTTCATCATCCAGAAAAAAGCAATTGCCGATTATTCAACCACAGATACATCAATCGACGTTATTGGGGTGAGCTCCACCACAAACCTTCCCGATATTCCGCGCAACTCAGGCATACAGACGGTTGTGCTTCAATCCTCGGTGGATGAGGGTCTGAGGGTGTATATTACTCTGGACCCCAGCAAATTCCCGGATTACGGCACTTTTGTTAGGATGAACTACAGCGATGCTACGGGCTACAGTTGGATCATTGACCCGTCTTGCTACACATACGAGGCCTCAGGGACCAAGGTAAGCAACACGCTGACTTACTCCTCGGACACCGAAGGCAATATGAAGTTGATATGGCAATCCGGTGACTATCTGTATCGCCTGCGCTTCGGTCCGAATGGGTACAACAACCTGCCCAATATCGAGGGTGTGGATTATGCACCTCTGGGCGACCGCGAAACCGCTGTGTTCACCCAAATTAACTCTGCTGGGACCGACTGGTTGCCGCCGATGGTGGTTCAAGCCGTGAATAACGGGGATGGGCACGGGTCCGTCTATACCGGAGGAAATCACGGAGCGAACGGAGGATCGGGAGGGGGTCAAACCGCCCGCAACATTTTGTATCAGATTTTTGCAGACGGACAACCGCGGTCCCTGGAAAACTCTTTTGCCGGGGACGCAAAGAAGATAACTGCCGTTATTGTGAATGAACTGATGGCGTACAACACCACAGGAACGGTGGACGCACAAGCCTTTCCTGCCCGGTACGTCCTCCGCCAGAGCATGGTAGTGGAAATTCACCCGGGAGGGGTGGAAGTCCAAACGGAAGTGAGGGCCTATGAAGACATCATTGTTACGATAGACAATGGGGTACAGATGGTCACGGGAGGCTTCCAAGAAACAATGCTGTACGTGGGCGGTCAGTACGAAAACCGCAGGGCTTTTGATTCAACAACCAACAGTGGTTCTGCCGCGTCCTACCCCGATTGCTGGGCACTTGTTCTTCAAAGTGCAGCAGGACAACAAGTGAGCTGGATGGACCGGGAGTTTGAGGCTGGGGATGGACGCTATGTGGGAGGCACCGCCGCTTTTATTCGCGGGGGAGGAGCTACCAACACCAAGTTCTATCACACCGTCATTGCGTCCTACAACCACACTATGACTACCAACGCAACGTATAAATGGCGTGGTGGTTATTCCTGGCAAGCCCCCGGATTGGAAGGCGGTGATTTGGACTCCACCATCACCTTTTGGAAGGGTGGGGAACAGTGTCACGCGCTGATCAAATCGGCTTCTAATTACACCATACTCCCGTATGCGGCAGCAGCCGCCGACGCGACAACCAAGGCCGATGCCGCGCAGGCGGCAGCTATCGCGGACCGCAAAACGATTGTCGATGTGGACCCGCCCACCAGCGGGGGGATTTTTCTGCTGAACGCCCTGCGGGCTGCGCTGATCAGCCTCGACATGTACGGCGGGATCAGCCTGCCGCTGGCTGGGGTGCAGATCACGAAAGACGGCATCACCCTGGGCTCCGGCGGCATTGACATGAGCACCGCCGGGACGATCAAGCTGGGCACTGTGGGCCTGGAGCTGATCAACGACGGGCTGGGGTATGTGCAGGTGGTCGGCAAGTTCGGCCAAGTGCTATATGACTCGCGCAGCACAGGCAGCGGCTCCGTGTCGCCAACCCCGACGCCGGTGGTGACCGCCACCGCCCTGCCGGGCCTGCTGGCCGACCTAGCCAACCCGCTACAATCCGTGGTGGTTACCGCCATCGGGGACAGCATTTGTTGGGGCATCGGCTCCACGGGTACGGCCACCGCCACTCCGCGGAACAAAACGCTGGCCGACCCGCGCAACAATTATACCAGCGGCAGCTACATCAACTTGCTGCGCCGCTGGCTGGGTATGATGGCGGGGGCGCAAACCGGCGATCCGGTGGAGCTGGTGGCGGGATTCAGCCCGGCCAATGCCGACCCTAACAAATATTCCGGCTTCGCGGGCTATCGGGTGCCCCAGTTCTGCAACCTAGACACCCGCATCACGAAGTCGAGCGGCTGCGCAGTGGCGGTTGATGCCTACGCCTTATCGGGCCGGGCGCTGGACATTCCAGTTGGGGGCTATGCCAGCGTCACGGTATACGGGGACAGCGTTGACGTGCTGTGGAAAAGCCAGAACGCGGACGCCTCCAGCAACTTCACGCTGGATTGTAACGGCTCCGGCATCCAGACGATCAATACATACAACGATAACCTAACCCACAATAATGTGGCCTCTTCCACTGCGCCTAGCTTCGGAACGAACACGTTCAAAATCGTCAACACCGGAAGCTATCCGCTCCGCGTTCAGGGCATCCGGCACAACCGCCTGATTGCCCTGCGCAACAACGGCCTCT